ATTTCATAAAGATAAAAACGTACTAGCTTTAGCAACAACACAAGCAACAGCAAGAAACTTAGTAACTAAGGTAATTTTTATGTATGATCAATTACCTAAATGGTTACGACTACCCTCAGTAGAAAAAAATAAATTATCATTAAGATTAAAAAATGGTTCAAGAATAGCAGCAAAATCTTCTAATGCTGATGCTGCTAGATCAGAAGCTGTATCTTTACTATTAATAGATGAGGCAGCGTTTATAGATAATATCGACGAAACCTTTACTGCTGCACAACAAACACTAGCAACCGGTGGTCAATGTTTAGCTCTATCTACTCCTAACGGTGTAGGTAACTGGTTTCACTTAACTTGGGAAAAAGCAGTAACACAAGAAAATAGCTTTTGTCCTATAAGATTACCATGGACAGTACATCCTGAAAGAAATGAAGAATGGAGAGAGCAACAAAACTCAGATCTAGGACCTAGAATGGCTGGACAGGAATGTGATTGTGATTTCTTAGCATCTGGGGATACTGTATTTGAACCAGAAGATATGACTTATTACGAACAGACGTATGAAAAAGAACCTATGGAAAGAAGAGGTGTTGATGGTAATTTATGGGTATGGGAACAAGCTGATTATTCAAAATCCTATATGGTATGTGCTGATGTAGCTAGAGGTGATTCCACAGATTATTCTGCTTTTCATGTATTTGATATAGATAATTGCGTACAAGTCGCAGAGTATAAAGGCAAAATATCCCCAAAAGACTTTGGAAACGTTTTAGTAGCTATTGCTGCTGAATATAACGATGCATTATTAGTAGTTGAAAACGCTAATATTGGGTGGGCTACTATAGAACAGGTATTAGAAAGAGAGTATAAAAACCTATATTATAGTCCAACTAATCAAATGGATACTGTAGAATCATATATGCATAAGTACGAAAGAGATAAACTAGTACCTGGTTTTACTATGTCTATGAGAACCCGACCTTTAGTTATAGCTAAGATGATAGAATACGTAAGAGAGAAATCAGTTACCTTTCAGTCTAAAAGACTATTACAAGAAATGCGTGTATTCATATGGAAAAATGGAAAAGCACAAGCTCAAGACAGATATAATGATGATTTAGTAATGTGTTGTGCATCTGCTCTATATGTAAGGGATACAGCACTAAGACTTAGACAACAAGGTATGGACTTAGCTAGAGCACAACTATCTTCGTTTAGTAATTTAAATGCAAAAAACCAAGCTGTTATAAAAACAGTTGGAAATAAGAGAGATAATCCTTATCTTATTAATACGCCTAATGGTAAAGAAGATATTACTTGGTTATTAAAGTAGACTATTTATTTATATAAATTAAAAATTAAATGGCAGATAGATCATTATTTGGGAGACTAAGAAGATTATTTTCTTCTGATGTTGTTATACGTAACGTTGGAGGAACCCAAATTAAAGTAACAGATATAAACAGTATTCAAAAGACAGGGAGATATGAGACTAACTCCTTAGTTGATAGGTTTTCAAGATTATACGTTTATAATAAAGGAAACATTTTTAATCCTAATTTAAACTACCAAACATTAAGAATTCAACTATACTCAGATTATGAAGCTATGGATACTGATCCTATTATAGCTTCTGCTTTGGATATATTATCTGATGAAGCTACTATAAAAAATGATCAGAACGAAATATTAGCTGTTAAATCATCCGATGAAAATATTCAAAGAGTTTTATATAACTTATTTTATGACGTTTTAAATATAGAATTTAATTTATGGTCATGGATAAGAAATATGTGTAAATACGGAGACTTTTTCTTAAAATTAGAAATATCTGAAAAATTTGGTGTTTATAACGTACTTCCTTATACAGTTTATCATATGATAAGAAGAGAAGGAGAAGACCCAGATAATCCTGCTAGAGTAATTTTTCAATTAGATCCTGATGGTTTAGCATCAACTCAAGATACTAACTATATTCCTCAGAGAAAAAAGACTAATACTAAAATAGTAGATTTTGATAATTATGAAATAGCCCATTTTAGATTAATATCAGATACTCATTATTTACCTTATGGTAGGTCTTACTTAGAACCAGCTAGAAAAATATATAAGCAAGTAACTTTAATGGAAGATGCTATGTTAATTCATAGAATCATGAGATCCCCAGAAAAGAGAATGTTCTATATAAATGTAGGAAATGTACCTCCTAATGAGGTTGAACAGTTTATGCAAAAAACTATCAACCAAATGAAAAAAACTCCATATGTAGATGAAAATGGACAATATAATCTAAAATTCAATTTGCAAAATATGATGGAAGATTATTACCTACCTGTAAGAGGAGGAGATACTTCTACGAGAATTGAAACCACAAAAGGTTTAGACTACGACGGAGTTACAGACGTACAGTACTTACAACAAAAAATGTTTGCTGCTTTAAAGATACCAAAAGCATATTTTGGATATGAAGGTGATTTACAAGGCAAAGCAACATTAGCAGCTGAAGACATAAGATTTGCAAGAACGGTAGAAAGAATACAAAGAATTGTAGAATCTGAATTAACTAAGATAGCTTTAGTTCATTTATACTCTCAAGGATTTACAGGAGAAAGCTTAACTAATTTTGAAATAAAGTTAACTACTCCTTCAATTATATTTGAGCAAGAAAAAGTAGCACTTCTTAAAGAAAAAGTAGATTTAGCTAATCAAATGAAAGATACTAAGTTATTCTCATCAGATTATATTTACGAAAAGATTTTCGATATGTCTGAGGATAGGTATAACGAAATGAGAGATTTAGTTAGAGAAGATTCTAAGAGATTATTTAGATTAGGGCAGATAGAAGGAGAAGGAAACGATCCGGCTAAGTCTGGTATTACTTACGGTACTCCGCATGATTTAGCATCTATGTACGGTAGAAGAGCAACGTCTACTCCAAAAGGAGCACAACCAGGAGAAGTACCTGATGGTTATGAAGAAACACCAGAATGGGGTCAACCAGGACCAGAAGGTGGAAGACCTAGAGAAAAAGCCTCTATATATGGGACTAACGACAATCCAGTAGGAGGACGTGATCCTTTAGGTGTTCAAGGAATGAAAGGTGGATACCCATCAGATAATGATAATGTTATGGAAAATACGTCTACAGAAAAGATTTACCTAAAAAATAAAGAAGTTTTAAAAGATATAGTTTTCAAAAAAACTAAGGATGATGATAGCGACCTTCTAAAAGAGGACAATATTAAGGATTTAGGTAAATAATACATATTTATAATAGTAAACGTATATAATGAAGATAAAACATTCAAAGTATCGTAACACAGGACTCATATTTGAACTGCTAGTTAAGCAAATAGCAGCCGATACTTTAAACAATAAAGACTCAGCAGCTGTTAGCATTCTAAAGAATTTTTACAGCAATACTAGTGCTCTCTCAAAAGAGTATAAACTATATGAGTTTGTGTTAAAAAATAATAAATTGCCACAGGGTAAAGCTGAGGCAGTAGTTTCTACTATAACTGAAGTTTCAAGAAAGCTAAATCAAGACACATTAAAAAATCAAAAATATAATTTGATTTCTGAAATTAAGAAATCTTATAATTTAGAAGAATTTTAGTATGGAGGTAAGAGATTATAAACCTCTTGCTGCTTTATACTGTTTGTTAGAAGCAATTAATAACTCAGAGTTAGTAGATCCTAAAGTTTTAGTAGAAAATAAATTTACTATTTTAGAGCATTTAACTTCTAATCCTCAAAAAGAAGAAGACGTTAAAGATAGTCTTATAGAAGATTACAGTAAGTATGATAAGGATTTAAAAATGCTCACATTTAAAATATTATTAGAAAAATTTAATAGTAAGTATAAAAATCTCCTACCAGAACAGAAAAATATTTTAAAAGAATTTATTACATCAGTTAATTCTAATAAAAGACTTTTTACATTAGTAAATAATGAATTTAGTAAAATTAAAACTAAAATAAAAAAATTAGTAGAAAACGTAAAAGACGAAGTAGTAAAAATTAAACTAACTGAAGTAGTAAAAAATATAAAACCTCTTAAAAAAACTGAAAAAGTAAACGATTCGCATTTAGTTAATCTTATGCAGTATTACGATTTAATTAACGAATTAAAATCGGTATGACAAGAAAGCAATTAACTGAATTAGTTAGAGAGGTAATGACGGAATTAGATGAAGCAAACGTCACTGGCGGTACTGCTTCTTTTACTCCAGGAGCAGGAGAAAATTATGCTACTCCTTTTGCTTTTGGAAAAAATAAAAAAGCTCTTAGTGTTTCTAAGAAAATAGGTTTCAAGAAAGCAAGTCGCCCAAAACGACCAACTAGTACTAAAGCATTTGACTATTTATAGACATGAGATTAAAAACTGCAACTGAAAGATATAAAGCCGTTACTGAAGGTAAAATGGCTAAGAGTGAATTTGTAAGGCAAATGAGACAAGAGTTTCCTTCATTTATAACTCAATTTAATGGATACAATGATACGGTAAGTATACTTAAAAATAAAGGACTTATCTTTGAAGCTAAAAAAGAAAAAAAGAAGCTAACAAAAAAAGAATCAGCTGACAAAGCTGCATTAACTTTTTCTTTAGATGCTTTAGATAGAGGTATAAGATATGAGCTACAAGCAGCAGGCCTTATGCCACATGATGCATTAAATGCTGACGATTACTTTAAAGCTGAAAAATCAGCAAAAAATAATTTAGAAAAAAATCCTACCCATTATTTAGATCTCATCTCAGGAGAGTCTAATAAAGTAAACAAAAACGACAAAGAAGTAGAGGTTAAAAGAGGAGAAGGAAAAATAGATACTTTTAATGGAATGGTAAAAGCTAATCTTAATGAAGCTAAACAGCTTTATAAAGAAGGTAGATTAGATGATTTAGCTGAAAAATTAGGTATATCATTAGAGAGACTTCAAAACGCAGTAGAAGGAATAAAGCAAATGGAAGATGCTGTAATAGACGAATTAGAAACTGAAGTAGGTGAAGTGATGGGAGTTAACAGAAGAGGTGAAAAAGAGATAGAAACTAAACCTAGTAATTATACTAAAGCAGAAGGTACACCTATATTAAGAGAAGTAGTAGCAAGCGCTATCGGTAAAATAAAAGAAAAATACGAAGACCTTCCAGGTATAGATATGATCATTAAAGATTTTATAAAGACTCATTATAATGACTTAATGGACGGTGCTGACCCAGTACATGAGTTTGAACAATTTGTAGATCACAATTACGACCTTCTTGAAAAGAAAGGCAAAGATCATGACGGAGACGGAGATATAGATACAGATGATTATATGGCTGCTAAAGATAAAGCTATTAAAAAAGCTATGGGTAAAGAAGAAGAATTAAAAGAAGCTATAAAAGATATCATTAAAAAAACTTTATCAGAAGAAATGATTAATGAGGCAGCTACAAATGAACTTGCAAAATTAGCAGATAGTTACGGAGGATTTAAAGGTATGCAAGTAATCATTAACGATTTAGAAAATATTGTAACTGATGTTCAGTCTTATTTTGCTCGAACTCAAGAAAAACTTCAAAGTGTATTCAATAAAGTAGAGCAGGTTGAAAATGAAGATGGATTAAAAGTAGGAGGATTTTTAGCTCCTGCAATTGAAGCAGCTTTTAGAAAAGATGTTAGACCTGTTCAGAGAAAAGGTTTTATGGATGGAGTCGAAATACCTAAGGTAAAGTTTATGCCTAAAGACGTACCAACTCCTCAAATGGAAGAAGAACCTAAACAAACAATATTCGGAGTAAACGAAGAAAAATAATATGGCACAACTACTAGTAGACGTAACACCATTTAAACCTACCTTAAGAGAAGCTAAAGGAAGACCTGGAGTATTCGAGGTCGAAGGAGTAATGCAAAGAGCAACTGCTGAAAACCAAAACGGTAGAGTATATAGTAAAGCTCTGTTACAAAGAGAAGCTAAAAAATATATGGAAGAGTTTGTAAAAAGAGGTAATGCTTTTGGTGAACTAGATCATCCCGAAACTCCTGTAGTATCATTAAAAAATGCTTCACATATAGTAAAAGACTTATATTGGGACGGTAACGACTTAATGGGTAAAGTAGAGTTATTAAATACTCCTGCTGGTAATATTGTAAAAGAAATTATTAAAGCTGGTCATACAATCGGTATCTCATCTAGAGGTACAGGATCAGTTCAACAAACAAACGAAGGAACTTTAGAAGTACAACCTGATTTTGAATTAGTATGTTGGGACTTTGTATCTAATCCTTCTACTCATGGAGCATTTATGAATCCAGTTTCATTAAATGAATCTAAAGATAAACATTCAAAATACGCTAAGTTAGATAATATTATTAACGATATTCTTAGAGCGTAATCGGTTTCCGGAATTAGTATATATTTATATAAAGAATATGCAATCTATATATTGCATTAACAACAAGTATAATCCTAATTACGATTCTTAATAATCGTACAATCACAACCTTTTTATAATGGCAAATAAAGATTTATTCAAGCAAGCTATTGCTGAAGCTAAATCTGTAAGAGCTGCTGCTATTGCTAACGCTAAAGAAGCTTTAGAAGAGACTCTAACACCTCATTTGAAAGATATGTTGGCTGCTAAACTTCAAGAAATGGAAGACAAAAAAGACGAAACTGTCGAAGAAACTGTTGAAGAAGTAGAAGAAGCTATGCATGACAAAAAAGACGAAGCTATGAAGTCTAAGAAAGACGAAGCTATGAAGTCTAAAAAAGACGAAGCTAAGGACAAAGAAATGGACGAAGCTAAGCATGATGATGAGAAGATGGAAGAGGCACCTCATAAAGAAAAAGACGAAGCAGTATCAGTAGAAGCTTACGATGACAAAGATGAAGCAATGAAGCATGACGATGAAAAAAATGAAGCTGAGGATGATTCAGAAGAATCTGAAGACGAGGCTGACATGGAAGAGCCCGCTGAAGAACCAGAAGGAGATGAAGATCTTTCTAAATTAAGTGTTGATCAATTCAAAGACTTAATTAGAGATATCATTAATCAAGAGATGGGTCACGGAGGCGATGCTCCTGCTGATGATATGGATGGTGGAGATATCGAAGGAATGGGTGACGAGCCTGCTATCGATGAACCAGCTATTGACGAACCAGGAGATGACGAAGAAGAAATCGATTTAGACGAATTATTAAAAGAACTTGAAGCTACTGTAACAGAAGAAGACGAGGTAGAAGAAGGCAAAAAAGACAAAGAAGATAACATGGAAGAAGATGTTACTGCTAAGTCAACTGCTAACCAAGACTCTGCTGACCACAGTGCTGAAGGTACTAACATTAACAAAACAGTAAACGAAGAAGTAGAAGAAGAAAAATCTGAGTTAAATCAGGCTTTAGAAACTATCGAAACTTTAAAATCAGAACTTAACGAGGTAAACTTATTAAATTCTAAATTACTTTATGTTAATAAGATATTCAAGTCTAATGACCTTTCTGAAAGTCAAAAAGTAAACATTATTGCTGCTTTCGACAAAGCAGAAACGGTTAAAGAAGTAAAACTAGTTTTTGAAACAGTTTCTGATAACGTAGTTAACAAAAAAGAATCTAACGAAACTATCAAAGAGGCAAAAACTAAATTAGGCATGGCTTCTAAAGCGACAGGAACAACAGCTTCTAAACCAGAAGTAATTAAAGAAGTTTCTGAAACTGTAAGAAGAATGCAGAGATTAGCCGGTATTATTAAGTAATTTTAACAATTTAATTTTTTAAACGAATCATGGAAATTAACAACCTATTAGAGAGCTCGAATACTTATAAGAGCATGCTAAAGGATTCTGAAAAATTAGCTTCTAAGTGGGAAGCATCAGGTTTGTTAGAAGGTATCGAAGATAACAGAATCAAAAACAACATGGCTGTTATCTTGGAAAACCAAGCTAAACAAATCGTTGCTGAAGCAAACGTATCTGGTCACGGTGGTGTGGCTAACTTTACGGCAGGAGCTGGTGAGAACTGGGCTGGTGTAGCTCTACCTTTAGTAAGAAAAGTATTCGCTCAAATCGTTGCTCAAGATTTCGTTTCTGTACAACCAATGAACTTACCATCTGGTCTTGTATTCTACCTAGACTTCAAATATGGAGACTCTGTAGGAGGAAGAACTGACGGTGACAACATTTACGGAAATGCATCTTCAGCATCAGCAAAAATGTCAGTTGACGAAGAAGTTAGCGGCGGTCTTTATGGCGCTGGTAAATTTGGGTACTCAATGAACTCATCTTCACATACTGAAACTATTACAACTGGATCTGCAACTTCAGGTTCAATTAACTACGATGACGACTTAGTCGTTAGCGAATTCAAAACTGTTGTAGCTGACTTATCAGGAAAATCTGCTGGCGCAAGACCTGATTATAAAGGAGCTAGAGCATTTAGACTACTTTCAGGATCTACAGATATTACATCTAATCCTGAATTCACAAGCGTAAGTGGAGACAATGTAACTTTCGTAGTTACTGCTTCTAACTTAGCTGACTTAGCTGCTAATCAAATAGCTGCTACTGTAGTTTATAACGTTCAACCAGATGACAATGCAAGAGGAGACTTTGAAGCAGCTTCTGGAAGAGCAGTAGATTCTTTAAGAATCCCTGAAATCGACGTAAAATTAGCTAGTGAAGCAATCGTTGCTAAAACTAGAAAATTAAAAGCACAATGGACTCCTGAGTTCGCTCAAGATCTTAACGCATACCACAGCATTGACGCTGAGGCTGAGTTAACTTCTTTATTGAGTGAATATATCTCAATGGAG